TCCGGCATTGGTGTTGCAAATCGGAGACCACACAATCAAAATGCCCATGGATTGGCGTATCCTTATTGGCGAACCCGACGGCGGTGACCTAGAAGTGTTGTCATTGACCAGTATCAATGATCGCGGATTTAAAGCATTTCAATTCAATCCGCTAACCAGTTTTCGTCCCAGTTTTCCCGACATTGAAATTGTAGATGTATATCACGACGTGGCTTGGTATGCACCCAAGCTGAAAAATGGACAAATGCTGAGTGTGCCGTTGGATGATACACACAAACCTGACTGTGTGTATTTTGTCAAGGACATCAGCAGAAACTGCGAAATTCTAGACTACAACAAGGCCTGGTAACATGACACAATATTCCTCCAAAGAAAAACCACCGGTTGCCAAAATTCAAGCTGCAGATTCTGCCAGCGAAAAAAAGCTTGATCGTCGAATTAGAAAATTAATCGACCAGGTGGAAGAGCAACAAAAAGTCATTGACAGAATGCACAGAGATATAGTACGCTTGCGTGTAGCTATCAACGAAGTTTCAGCAAGGATCAAATAGTCATGCCACAAGTAGCCATGTACAATTGCTTATCCTATAATCTATTACCGCATGAGACTATTGATGTAAGTTTAATTAAAGTCTACAACGAAAATCCGCTTTCTAACTCGACTGATGAGTTAGAAAAATTTTTACTTGATACAACTTCGATCAAGTTGGCTTTGGTGCATATAACTGATGATCTCAATTCTACCAAGACACGACTTGATCGACTCATTGGTTGTACACAAGTTATAGTTAAAGGTGTAGAGTTTAAAGCAGGCGTTCCAGAACTTGTCCTCAAGTACGATCTTCCCAATTTTGTATTCATACTTAACGGTTATTTAAATTTTGAGTTGCAACACGCAACAGTTGATCAAGACCTGTATTGGATTAAATCCACTACAGATCCATATATAAAAGATTGGGGTCATGTTTTAGAAAAAAATCTGCATCCTTTTGACAAAAAACCTTTTATGTTTGATGTGCTGTACGGTGTTCCAAAATCTCACAGAATGTTTGTTAAGAAAAAACTTCAGACTATCGCAGACCCGACATGGTATTATGAGTCACCGGTCTTTGTTAAACCAGGGGCAGATAGTAAAAATTGGGCCGGTTTTAATTTTGATCAGACTGATCTGTGGGAAGATAATATGGAAATCAATATCGAGCAGACTTATCGCTGTCGATACCGCGGTAAAGAAATGCATATAAGTCAAGTTCTGCCACTTAAGATTTATAACAAGACAGCATACAGCATTGTTATGGAAACTTGGGCAGACAATCGTTACAGTTTCTTCACAGAAAAGATTGCCAAACCCATTTTGGGTCGCCGTCTGTTTGTAGTAATATCTGGGCAGCACTTTCTTCGCAATTTACGACAGTTGGGATTTAAAACGTTTGACGGCATAATTGACGAGTCATATGATAGCATCCAAGAAAGCACAACACGCTGGGCAAAAGCTATTGAACAAACTAAATGGCTTTGCCAGCAGCCCCAGGAGAAGATATTATCGCAGATTGCACCAATAGTAATACATAACTTTGCAGTACTTAGTAATTTACGTCTTTCACCAGTTGATGAATATGCTGAAAAATTTTTAATACAGAACGGATGCGCTAGTAAAGGAACAGTATATGAGTCAGACAACAGATAAATCGACACGCAGTCAGCGTATTCAACAAAAGAATCGACACATTGCACGGCAAGTACGAATTCGTCAGGCACACAAGTTTCCTGCGATCAATACCAGCAAGGTAGACAGCCCGCATCGTTATCACAAGACAACAGGTGTAACCTGTGGCGATAGCCGCTGTGCCATGTGCGGAAATCCACGCAAGTTTTTCAAAGAACCTACTATGCAGGAAAAGCGTTGGTTACAGGACATGGATACCACCCGCGAACGTCGCAGCAACGGAACAATAAACAACGATGAGTGATAAACTAAACATTGCCAACGAAATGCAGCAGTTGGACCTCAAAAACCGACAATTTTATAATGAGCTGACACCAGAGGAACGTAAAAAGTTTTCTAACTTTCTTATGATTCGCTGGGGCAGCAGTGTTCAAGGTCCTCGAGAGTTGCAGGAATACTATGTGCAAAGTTGCAATCATTACTTTAACAAACATTTCTTTTCTATAAACAAGCATCCCGAACTACAATGGCTTTGTGCCACTGCTGTCAGTCCAGGCATGGGCGCACATCGACACCAGTGGATTGCACCCAAAAAGAAAGAAGGTAGTAACAGTGCTGTTAGAAAAAAATTAGCAGAGTTGCACCCCAGCATGAAAGACGACGAGTTAGATCTTTTGGCCAAGATAACAACCAAACAAGAATTGGATGAATATGTTAAAGCTCACGGTAACGAAGTAAAGAAATAACTTGTCCAACAAGATCTTCAGTGTTATACTAACCATTTTATCTGTGAAGAAGAATGAAATTTGAATGTCAATACTGTAAAAAATCTTTTGCCAAAGAAACCACACTTATAGTACATGTTTGTGAGCAGAAGAAACGCTACCAAAGTCAAAATGAAACTGGTATACAGATAGGATTACGTGCTTATCAAAAATTCTATGACATGAGTCAAGGCACAGGGCGGTCAAAATCATTTGATGACTTTGCTGCCAGTCCCTACTATCGTGCATTTGCTCGTTTTGGACAATACTGTGTCAGTGTACGTGCTGTCAACGTTCCGCGTTTTGTTGAATGGCTACTAAAGAACAACAAGAAAATTGATTACTGGTGTAAGGACAGTGTTTACGAAGAATTCTTGGCAGAATATCTGCGAGTGGAAAATGTCATGGATGCCATATATCGAGCAATTGAAACCAGTATCGACTGGGCAGAAAAAACTGGCAATCCAGCACATGATTACATAAGATTCGGCAACGACAATGTTATATGTCATGCTGTTTCGTCAGGCCGAGTCTCAGCTTGGGCACTGTATAACTCCACCTCCGGAGTAGAATTTTTATCTCGATTGAACAGTAATCAAATCAATCTGATTTGGCCGTATGTGGATGCTGACTTTTGGCAAAAACGGTTTCGAGACTACCCAGAAGACACAGCAGCAGCTCGTGACATTTTAAAACAGGCAGGATGGTGATGTCAGCAGATATTGATATAGACCTGGCAGATCGTACTCAACTGTTGAACTTGATCCGGCATACTACTGCACGACAACTGCATCAAGGACAGGTGCGTCGACACAACAGCGGAGTATATGTAACTGCTATTCCTCAGGATCCTGTAAATGGCTGTGCTGCGATCGATTATAACGAAGCAGAATCTCGCGGATATTTTAAAATCGATTTCTTAAACATGTCGGTTTATCAGCTGGTACGCGACCCTGAGCATTACGAATCTGTGCTGGCAGCTGATGTCAACTGGGCACGATTGTGGACTGATCCAACCTGGGCAACACAACTGGTTCATGTGGGAAACTATGCGGATCTGCTGCAGACAATGAAACCAGATTCTATTCCTCGTATGGCAGCATTTATCAGCGTCATTAGACCTGGAAAAGCTCATTTGCAGAAATGTGCCTGGGATCAAGTATTTGCGTCAGTGTGGGACGGCGACGACAGTCGAGGCTACACCTTTAAGAAAAGCCACAGCTTGGGTTATGCACGATTGGTTGCACTGCATATGAATTTACTAGAAGATGCAGAACGCAACTCTATTCAACCCGTTTGACCAGAGTAACACTTTTTCTTTTTGATTTTTTACGACTCAGGTCGCTTAGGCTACAAACAGGTCCGCATAAAATTGTTAGATCTTTGTTGACAAAAGTACGACGATACTGCCGGAATGGTTCCCATTCTGACTTCAAAAAAATATTAATAGGTATGCTTCTATTGCTTTCCCACCACCATACCGCTGCCAACTCAATAAACAACAATTTGAGTTGAGTATCTTGTATGTTGCCAAAGTCGTAAATGGTGGTAATGGTTTCGTCGCGATTTTGTACGATGCCAACATATTCCATGTTGGCATAAATGCATAGAGACATGAAAGGATATTTGGCAGTAAGCTGTTCTATTATGTTGTTGCCCATGCGGGTATTTATGTGCTAGGTTTTTGGTGTAAATAACTATTAGCTGTTTGGCACAAATATTATAAGATAAATAGAATCATGTACTCAACAACCGCCTATCTTTACCAACAAATTCAACAAGTTTTGTTGATAGACATCAGCGGCGCTTATTTCAATGCGAGGTGGAATCCGGTGTATGCAAAAAATTTAAAATGTAATTTAGGCGTGGACAATGTCATTTTGTTTCAGTTCCTAAATCAAGATCAAAAGCCAGTGAACATCACAGGATCTACGTTTACCTTTCGTATTATCAGTCAAAATGGAGAAAATCTTCTGTATGCTCGAGAACTAGTGGCCTTAAGCGCCAGCCTAGGGCGTGCCAAAGTTACTATTCCTGCTGCCGACACCCTGCATTTTCAAGCACAGCCAGCCAGTTGGAGTTTGGAAGTATCGTCGGGTGTGTTGGATCAAGCAGTATATACCGATGATTATTCGGGTGCTCGCGGCGACATCGACTTGGTAAATTCCATATTTCCCATGTTTGTAGGCAGTCAGATTTTGACAGTTCCCAGCCAGGCACCAGTGAATGATGTTTATTATTCCAGTACACTAGAAACTGATGGTAGAGCATTGACGACCTTTCAGTTCGACCCTCAGCAATTAACTGGCGTAGTTGCTGTACAAGGCGCAACTGCAGCCACAGCCAACACTGTCGAATGGTACAATGTGCCTTTTCAAGATCTCAGAACAGGTCAAACCGTCGAACAGCTGACCTTGACTAATAGTCAAGAACGCATTGGTTTCAACGTTTCTGGATACCATCCTTACTTGAGATTATCTTTTGATCTCACATCCGGCGACTTTGGTGTAATTGCATATCGCTAATTGTCATAAAGTATGTTATACTAGCTGAATGCTAGATATTGTCCAATACCTCCCAGGAAAACGCAAGACATCCAGCTCGGGCTGGATCAGTTTCAACGGCCCCTGCTGTGTCCACAATGGCGAAAGTCAGGATCGACGGCAGCGTGGCGGACTCAAAAGCAGCGCCGAAGGTTGGAGTTATCATTGTTTCAACTGCGGTTATACTGCTAGTTTTATCTTGGGACGTAATCTCAGTTTTAAAGCTCGCAAGCTGTTGACCTGGTTGAATGTACCACAAGAAGAAATAGAACGTGTCAATCTAGAAAGCCTACGGCATCGTAGTATAACAGGATTACTAGACGACCGTCAGCAAACTGCAGCAGCTATACAAGGCATACACTTCGAAGAACGTGACATAGGCGGGGTTGAATTTGTAACACCAGCACATACAGACATATGGAATTACTTGCGCAGCAGATGTGCACCTGTAGATTATCCATTTATGGTCAGTGCAACTGCAGGCGCAAGACCGGGAGTCATTATCCCGTTCACCTATAACAACACCTTGGTTGGCAATACCACTAGATTTTTGGATGATCGAAAACCCGTATGGTTAAACGATTTTCAACCTGGGTATGTGTTCGGCACAGACTTGCAACATGCCAATTGGCAATCAGTTGTGGTGACAGAAGGCATATTTGATGCACTCAGCATCAGTGGCTTGGCTTTGATGCACAACGAAGTCAGTGATGCACAAGCCAGACTCATACGTAGTTTGGGAAAGGAAATTATTGTAGTACCCGATCAAGACCGGCCTGGCATGGAGCTAGTGAATCGTGCCATTGAGTTGGGATGGTCGGTGAGCATGCCCAAGTGGGATGGTTGCAAAGATGTCAATGATGCTGTAAAGAAATATGGTCGTTTAGCAACCTTGCTAACTATCATGCAGGCACGAGAGACCAGCAGAATCAAAATAGAAATGCGCAAAAAACAACTTGTTAAGACCTTCAGACTATGAAACATTTTTGTGTAATGCCTTGGTACAGCAGAGAGATAAATTTAAAAACCCAACAAGATTCTATATGTTGTTGGTTACAAAAATCCATTTCTCGATCCCGTCTGCAACAAGATTTTATTGATAATAAACAGTCCGAGGCTTGCCAAAAATGCTGGCATCTTGAAGATTCTGGAATTGAAAGTCGTCGACAAATGGAGAATAGATTTTTAGACTTTGCGCTAGATAAAAATATCGAAGTGATAGCCGACAATATACATGATGCCGAGCCAATGTTGTATCAATTTAATTTGGGATCATTGTGCAATTCAACTTGTATTACTTGTGGTGCCAATGCCAGTTCTGCTTGGCAAGGCTTGCTAAAAAAACAAATCAAAATCTCATCTGAGAATAGTAGAATAGATCGCAACTTTGACCACTATCAATCCACAATTAACTGGAAAACAATCAAACGTATCAATCTATTAGGCGGTGAGCCATTGTTGATTGAAAAATCGTTTGCTATACTAGATATGTTGCTGTTAAACGGCAACACTGATTGTTTGGTTAGCTTTGTTACCAACGGCAGTGTTACATTGACCAAAAAGCATATCGATACATTTGCTAAATTCAGCAATATCAGTTGCTGTGTTAGCATAGACGGAACTGACAAGCTATTTGAATATGTAAGATATCCATTAAGCTGGGATCGAACCTTAACAAATATTGATCAGTACAGACAGATTTTTCGAGAAGTAGTAGTAAGTTATACCATTAGCAACCTCAACATTCACGACAAGCAAAATACTGTCAATTGGTTCAATCAACAAGGATTGTTGTACATTGAAAATTATGTGCAATATCCTGCTTATTTTAATCATACTGTACAGCCCGGTCATGCGTTATGGCCTAAATTTGTCGAAGCAATTACTACACAAGATAAAATTAAAGGTATTTCAGTCAACGATTATGTACCTTATTTGTCAAATCTGCTGCAAAGTAACCCATTGGATTGAAAAGTGAATTATAATTCAGGATATGCAGATGGAATCAATAATTGGGTTGGAAAATTTTCTAATCAGTCATACAAGTATTTTGCAAGACATGATTCAGGTAAACCCATTGATTATACCTTTAACAGTCTGGGATACCGCGGCCCCGAACATCATGCACATCCAGACATTTCGGTCTTTGGCAGTAGTTTTAGCTTTGGTGTAGGTCTTGCCTACAATCAATGCTGGCACCAACTGTTGGGTGATTTACAAGTAAACACTTACACAACCGCTGGATTTTTAGTTTCAAATAATGATATTATTGACCACTATAAAAAAGTTTCTGTCAAGTCGGGTATAACTATTATTCAGTTACGAGAATTTAAATATAACAAAGAAAATTTTTTACTACCGAATCATGGATTTTATTTTGTTATTGACGAAATCAAACATTCGCACATTCCGACCCTTACTTGGTCTTCTTTTATTGATCGTGCAGAAGATGATACACATCCAGGGCCCAACACACATTTACAATGGTCGAAAATAATAAAGAAAATGTTCAATATGTGATAAGTCATCTCGAAGGCTGCTCCGGCAACTTTCTGGGATTCTTAATAGCCGACGTTGTTCCGAAAAACACAAATATATTTCGCGTTGATACCGGTCCCAATGATTTAGTTTTATCATTAAATGGTCGTTATCATTGGCACAAAGAAATACAAGCACGTATAAAAAATCATACAGTAGTAGTTACACACAATTTTGATACAGAATTAATTAACACAACATTTCCAAATGCTAAAATTATACAACTATATCCCTATACGCACATTGGCAATGTGTTATATAATATCTCTTATAAAAAGTTAACATTAAAATTATCTAATCTAGTTGATAATCATTTTATTGACATTGCAAATTGGCATAAAAAAATTCAATCATTTACTCCGTCTCAAACATGCTACAATTATTGGAATTTAACTGACGTAAATTTCTTAAAAGATATTATTTCAAAGGAGTTAACTGATAGCCAGAAGTTATTTTTTAACAATTATTGGGCTACTCAATTAAACTATAACTTGAACATGCCGTCGGATAAAATGTCAATGCCCGATTTGATTAAATTTTGGGGTATAGAAGATAATTTTAGTCCATGGATGGTAGCTTGGCTTATATATGTCTTTGAGTACTTACACGAGCTGCCGGAGGAAAAAAGATTATGGTCAATCAACGATGCAATTAATTTTTGCAGTTGGGCCGATGTCACTAGACTAGAAAGAATGTATCGTGTATAATATTAAAAAACTTCAGGAACAATTAGCTTGTTAAAAGATTACAACACTGACGTACAACGATTATTCTTGGAAATGATGTTGTGCGATGCCACCAGCTATGTACGTGTGCAAAACATTTATGATCCAGAAAACTTTGATCGAACGTTGAGACCAGCCGCTGAATTCATTAAACAACACAGCGCCGAATTCAAGACCATGCCAGATCGTGCGCAGATTCGTGCTGCCACTGGTATTGTGTTGCAGGAAATTCCCGATCTCAATGAAGGTCACTTTGACTGGTTTCTAGATGAGTTTGAATCGTTTACTCGCAAGCAAGCACTGGAGCGAGCTATTCTCAAAGCAGCTGACTTGTTGGAGCAACCTGATTATGATTCCGGCGGTATCGAAAAGCTGATCAAAGACGCAGTACAGATCAGCCTGACTAAGGACATGGGCACAAACTATTTTGACAGCCCTAGTGATCGACTCAACCGATATTTCAACTCAGGCGGTCAGGTCTCAACCGGATGGCCACAGATGGATCGTATCTTGTATGGCGGATTCAGCAGAGGCGAACTGAACATTTTTGCTGGAGGTTCTGGCTCGGGCAAGAGCCTGGTCATGATGAATATAGCTTTAAACTGGTTGAGCCAAGGATTGAGTGGTGTTTACATCACATTGGAATTGAATGAAGAACTGGTTGCTCTGCGTACAGACGCCATGTTGACCAGTACCAGTACCAAAGACATTCGTAGAGATATTGGACAAACAGAGCTCAAAGTAAAAATGATGGGCAAGAAGTTTGGCGACTATCGCATCAAGGCCTTGCCAGCACAAAGCAATGTAAACGACATGCGTGCCTACATCAAAGAAGTACAGATACAGACCGGCATCAAGATCGACTTTATCATGGTGGATTATCTGGACCTGATCATGCCGGTCACTGTAAAAGTCAATCCCAATGATCAGTTTATCAAGGACAAGTATTCAGCAGAAGAGCTGCGTAACTTGGCCATTGAACTCAAGGTGTTAATGGTCACAGCAAGTCAGTTGAACCGTAGTGCAGTAGAAGAAATTGAGTTTGATCATAGCCACATTGCCGGTGGCATATCCAAGATCAATACAGCTGACTTTGTGTTTGGTATTTTTACATCTAGAGCCATGCGAGAGCGAGGCAAGTATCAAATGCAGTGCATGAAAAGTCGTAGCAGTCAGGGCGTTGGCAACAAGGTTGATCTGGACTACGATATCGAAACCATGCGCATTACTGACAACGGAGAGGATACTAATCAGCAAGGTCCGCGTAGCAGCATCATGGACTCTATCAAGACTCGTAGCCAAGTTGCCAAACCCGACGAAGATATGGACACAGCTAAAGTCACAGCAGACGTACAAGGCACCAAACTCAGGCAACTGCTGGGCCAGATCAAACAGGCTTAATGCGCTGTATTACTGCTAAATAATTGAAAGGGTCTTGGTAAACATGCAAAAACGCACTCGCAGCATCTTGGAAGAACTAGATGCATTATACACAGAAAAAAATGCGGACCGTGATCGACGCTATATTATTGAGACTCGCGCTGACAATGTCATTGCCAGTGCCATACGTCTAATAGAACAGATCGAATCAAGTTATAGTCCTGAGCAAGCAGACAACTTGATAAGAAAATTGCTGAATGCAATTCGCGACAAAGATGCTAAGAAATTTACACGAACAGTAAGGCGCACAGATGCAGATATTTGAACTTAACCACGCTAGAAAATCAAACACACTTGTTGAAAGTGTATGCCGCGATCTCACACGTGAACAACGTCACATAGTGGAAGGCATGGTGCGAGACCTGCGCCCCTTGTTTGAAACCACTCTTACTGCAGATCAAATACAACAAATTTTCCAACAGGCCCAGCAAAAGCAAACAGCTCAGGGCGGTGTTGGTCGTACTGCAATTGGTAAGGCTGTAGATACAACCAAGGCAGTGGGCAGTGCTGTGGGCACTGCTGCTGGTGCTGTAAACAAAGCCATTGACGGACTAGGTCGATACTTGCAGACCACTGCGCCTGTTCAATATTTTGATCAGAAGTTTGAAGATCTAAAACAAAAGATTTCTGCCAAATTAGGCACAGACAGCAAAACAATGGCTGTGATTGATCAACTGGGTCAATATGCCAAGGCCAACCCCGGCAAGACAGCCTTTGTGATAGGTGCACTAACAGCAGTAGCAGCCTTCACCACAGGTCCAGCAGGTGGTGCCATTGCTGGTCAAATATTACGTGGTGCAACAGAGTTGCTGAAAGGCGAGAAGTTATCAACTGCTGTGGGCAAAGGCGCCAAGTCGGCTGCTATTGGCGGGGCCTTAGGCGCCGGCATAACTGCACTAGGTGATTATTTTGGAAACATCGAGGTTGTTGCCAGACAGATACCAGGATATACACAGCTTACCCAACTCGGTTTTAGACGGACGTCCATCAGGATTGGTGGTAACAATCCTGGATTCTTTTTTGGTGATCTTCGTGGAATAATAATTCCTAGCCAATTAGCTCCTAAATTAGAATTACTTATAGATCAAACTGAAAAGTATATTGATGCTGGCAATTGGGCTGGAGCTGATAGATACTGGAAGGAAGTTACAGCTATAGTTGATAATCCAGAAGTGCGACAAGCAGTGAAAGAGATAGCTGGTAATAATCAAAAATTATATGATCAAGCAGTAGCTAATGCCGCTAATTTTAAGGAAGTAGCTGCTAAAATTTCTTCAACACTTACTGCGGCTGTACAAGGAGGCATAGCCGGGGCATCTGCAGCACCTGCACCAGCAGCTAAAACTCCTGCTCCTGCTCCTCAGGTTAAGGAAGGTTATACCAGACTAACCAACAAAGAAATACGTGAAATATTTGCCATTGCGGGTGGTCAACTTACCGAAGGTCCTACATGGGATAAAATCAAATCCGTAGGTGGCAAACTTGCACAAAAAATTACCAACAAACAAATAAATCCGGCAGCACTACTTAAACATTGGGAATATGCTGGACGTCCCACTGACAGTGGCATTATTGCCACCATACTACGTAGTAATAATATATCTGATGATGTAATACAAGATATCTTTGGTGCTATGAATATTGAAGTCAACACTCCTGCGGCTGGCGCAACTACCCCAGCTACCCCAGCTACCCCAGCTACCCCAGCTACCCCAGCTACCTCAGGGGCTGCTATTTCGAGTACTCCTGCTGCTGCTACATCAGCTACAGCAGCAAAACCACTTCCGGCTGCAGAGCCTGGTCCTGCAATGAATAATTCGCAGTTGTTGAAATCGTACGAAATGATGACACCTGCGCAACGAGCACAATTGATAAAAGATTTTGAAATAATTGATGATCGAGACAGATTAGCAACTGGCACCAATGAAAGTCTTAGAAGTCAGAGAAAAATATGAATATAAACGAAGGCGGTAATGTATTTAAAGACTCCACCGGGACACCACTCACGCAAAGAATTAAACAAGCTGACGTCATGCCCACTGTGCAATGGCTGGAAGGCATTACTGGACTGGATTTAACCAGCGAAAAAGCTGCCGACGGCAGTCCTGTTAAATGGTTAGGATCCACTGGACGAAAAGCAGACTCTGGTGACTTGGATTTGTCTGTTGATGCAGGGGAAATGTCAAAAGATCAATTGACACAAGTGCTAACAGTCTGGACGCAGAAACAAAAAGTAGATCCTGCTCGCTACATCAAAAAAACTGGATCAGCGGTACACTTCTTTGCAGCCATTGGCGGCAACCCTGCGAACGGGTTTGTGCAAACAGACTTCATGTTCAGCAACAAGCCACGCTGGACACAGTTTGTATTAAGCAATGATCCTGCTAGCCGATACAAAGGTGCCTTGCGTAACATCATGCTGAACAGCATGGCCAAGAGCCTGGGTTACAAGTTGAATCAAAACGACGGCATAATGAATCGTGCCACCAACGAATTAATAACTGACGATCCGGCACAAGTGGCAAAGATGCTATTGAGCCCAAATGCTACTCTTGCAGATTTGTCCAGCGTAGAAGCAGTCATGCGAGCACTGGAAGCAGATCCCAAAAAGCCACAAAAAATTGCAGATTTCAAAGCACACATGGAACGCGAAGGCATTCCTTTTGATGATGGGCTAGTAAAAGAAAACACAGAATTATACACCGAATACAACGAAGTCAGCATGATGGCACGTCTGCGTGATCGTATAGTGAACCAAGGTATGCAGGTCATTGTAGAAGGTGTACGCATTGAGCACCCCGAGGACATGATTTTTGACCAACGTCCCAGTGCCGGCCTTAAACAAGCACTTGCTGGCATTGTAGCAGCAGCCCAGCGTCCACAAGAAACCACTGTTAAATGGGATGGAAAACCTGCCATCATCTTTGGGCGAAAACCTTCAGGTGAATTCGTGCTGACTGACAAGTCGGGATTTTTGGCCAAGGGCTACGATGGCTTGGCCACAAGCCCAGAACACATTGCCAAGATAATGGCACAACGTGGCGGCGAACGTGGCGAACTGGTTGCCATTTATCAACGCCTGTTTCCTATGCTGCGCCGAGCAGTTCCGCAAGACTTTCGCGGTTACATACAAGGTGATTTACTTTATTCTTCTACTCCGCAGCGTATTGGCAATCAATGGGTATTCCAGCCCAACACTGTCAAGTATGCTGTGCCTGTGGATTCTGATCTGGGCAAAAAGATCGCCGACAGCACAGCCGCGGTTGCCATACACACCAGTTTATCTGCACCGGGTGCACCAGCTGAACCCATTCGTGCTGCAGCATTGGCAGATAGTCCAGGGCTTCTTATACTAGATCCCAGTCTCAAAGATCCTCGAACAATCAAATTAGATGCCAAAACAGTAGCAGATGCCAACCGTTTGCTTTCTCAGTATGGTGCTGCCATGGATCGCTTGTTTGATCCTACCGAATTACGTGCAAGAAAGATCAGCAATTTTCCTGCCTTGATTAAAACTTACATCAACAGTCGTGTGCGCGGCGGCAGCTATGACAACTTGGTAAGCGGGTTTGGGTCGTGGATACAACAACAAGAACCTGCCAAAGCTCCGAGAATTTTTGAATGGGCAACCGAAAACAAACAGGCAGTAGCAGCACTATTCCAAGCATTCATTGAAGTGTCCAGTCTTAAAAATCAACTGGTGCGTCAATTGGATTCACAGTCACAGGCAGTGCAGGCCAGCATCAACAACGAACCCGGGCACGAAGGATATGTGGGTCAGGGCATGAAATTTGTTGATCGCATGCGATTCAGTGCTGCCAACTTTGCTAAAAACAATCCTGAATTGGGATAGGTACTGACCGATTTCTGACTTTTGGTATAAATAAGTGCAGGGACGAAACATTCCCACTTAACCAAGGAGCTTTAAAATGGCATATTTTCCACCCGCAAATGGTGATGCACAACCAGTATACGCATTAGACATCAACAACGGCCCACAACAAGGCGTTATCACTGCTGCTGCACTAGTGCAGATGGCAGGTCCAAAACTGGACTTTTTCAACGTTGTGGTTCAGAACGGTTCACAGCAGAACATTGACTTGCAAAACCAGTTGGGTAATGTAACATCAGGTGTTTTCACACCAGGTGTTGTTGTCCAACTTAATCAAAGCATTCAAACTACAGCTACTATTGCTATGTACCAAGTTGAAGCTGCTTCAGCTGGTCAGATCAGCTACGCTGTTTATCCAAGTGGCGCTTACACAGCAGCAACTCTGCAAGCTCAACTACGTGCATTAGGTAACATTCAGATCACAGCCAGCGATGGTACAGTGACTGGTGTTAACGTTACAGGTACAGACGTTGTAAACGTAGGTTTCAAACTAGCTGCAAGTTAATTTCGAGTCAGTTTAGTATAGACTCAAGCCCTGGATTTATTTCGGGGCTTTCTTTTGACCATTAAATACCTATACTATGCAACCACTTAATCCAATTACATTATGGCCTGTTTTGATGTACGACTTTCAGTGGGCCGAACACAATCAACATCGAGATGAAATTGCCCAGGTATGTTATGATCTCGAAGCAAAGAAACATGTCAGTAATGTAGCGCCAGATGCCAAACGAGGCCTATACGAAAGCGGGTTTGACTTTGTGACCACAGATTCGCCTGCTGTTCTTGCATTTAGTCACTGGGCCAAGCAATGCTTGTTCCGTGCTGCTGCAAATGCCAATAAACCATACTGGCCCGCAGGTATGAATGTCACAGTTGAAATACACGAATCCTGGTGCCACATTACCCGCGACGGTGGCTATCATGACACACATGCTCATCCGGGTAGTTCTTGGTCTGCTATCTATTATGTAGACACCGGAGACATGGGTGCTGCTGAAGATAAAAATGGAGTCAACAGATTTTATAATCCCAATCACTGTGCTTATGCAGATGCCGGAATGGCTTGGGTAAATCGCAACACCAGTATTGATTTCAGAGCTGAACCTGGCATGATGATTGTTTTCCCCAGTTGGCTACAACATTCTGCTGTTGTTTATCGAGGTAACAAGGATCGTATTGTTATTGCATTAAATGCTAGAATTACCAGATCTGACATGAGTTCAGTTGGCTTATCCATATGATACGTGTAAAATGTAGCACCCGGTTTGATATCACCGAAACAGGTGTAAAAAATCGTTCCCATAAAGCTCGAATAGTATTTCGCGACGCCACTGGTCGAGAGATAACCAACGAACTTGAATGGAACCGCGCTAGAAATCAACAGTGCAATTGGGAAACTGTCAATCAAGTTATTTCGCTAAGAACCTTGCCGGAAAACATCAGTCGACCGGTACACAAGGCTGATATTGGTATTTGGACATTTGAATTTGCAGTGGTAGATCCTGCATCTATCACGCATGATAGCAACCCAGTCGGTTATCTGTTGAATGACTGTGCAGATGTTCCTATGATACTGGGCTTGAACGAAACGTCCAATATCACACCATTTTTAATCAGTTCCGGACCAGATGCCAACATCTGGTTTGAGGTCTTAGCATAAATAATCTGTCTAAGGATACATAATGGTCGACACTACTGATATCGAAAAAAAGAGCTTAGAAGCACACGTTGAGTTATGTGCCGAACGTTATCGTTTCTTGGAAGAAAAATTAGAAACAGTAGAAAACAACACTGCTCATGTGACCACAATGGTCACTGAGATACGCAACATGGTACAAGACATGCATAAAAAACGTCAAGATCAACTGTTGAGTTGGGGTGTAGGAATCATTGCAGCATTGACTTCGGCGGTTGCGTTTTTATTAGTGCAATACGTGTTTTAATGAAAAAATCCAATAATCTTGACAAGCTGGAAAAACTGCTGGAGCCCGAATTAGATCAGCTCAAGCAAAACATAATCTACTGTGACGACGGCAAATACCATGTGTTTACTCAATACACAATCGACAAACAACTCAATGACACATATTTGACCTGTAAACAATACCAAGACCCAAGAACATTTAGTACACTAAGATTTGCGTTGAGCTGGTGTATCGCCGACAAGTATGGCAAATTGGATCTTGCTAGTACCATTGTAACTTTAGATCAACAACGATACACAATATTAAACAATGTTAAAGTTAGACAAACTTTAGCTAAAAAAATACAAGACCCTGTTAGAAAAGAAATAGTCGAATTAAAGATTGCTAACAAAAAACACGGACTTGTACAGATAGAAAATCAGTTGACCAAATGTGTAAATTTGGCTAAATACTGGCAGATAAAAGGATTTAATTGCGATGAAACTGCAAGAACTAGACACTCTCAAACAACAAGATAAAGCAGAACAAGTGCTGGAAAATCGACTGGGTCACTCAGTCTCTTTCGACAACCTTAGCTTGTATGAATCACGTCATATGCTGATGCGTGTGCGAGGACTGCTCAATGAACACCGTTCAAGCACTGCTTTTCACTCAAGCGAGCGCAATCCTGCTTATCTCAAATTGCTCATGATTGAATCCGGTCTCAAAGGACGACTCAAAGAAGTTGCTCCTGTAGTTCCAGGACAGCCGGCTGCAGCTCCAGGTGCAGCACCTGTTGCAGGAACCGTGCCTGCTACAGGTACTGTGGCAGCAAAGCCTGGACAACCTGCTGCTGCGCCAGTTAATCTCAAAGACCCCAAGCTGATTGCTGCCACTAAAAAATCACAATCTGGACAACAGCTAAATCCTCAAGAAAAAGAGATGATGGCTGCTGCTGGTGCTGCTGCTGTGGCTATGCAAAAAGAGTCAAAATTGGGACGTCGCAGACTCAGAGAAAGCGAACTGCAATCAGCACAAGTTGTGTTGGCAGCGCAGGACATGATTGACCGAATTCAAAAGATGCTGGAAGAAGTTTCAGAAATGCAATTCAAAGACCTGCCAGCTCTAACTGACTCGATCAAGAACGACATGGGAATTGATCAAGCAACACAATTTCAAAGTGCCAGTGCTGCTGCATTGACACAACTGTTGCAAAGTTTGCAACAAGGCAAAACACAGATGGAAGCTGCCCAAGGCACACTAACTGGCCAAGCACCTGTTGTTCCAGGTCAAGAACCTGCTGCAGACATGGGTGCAGATCTCAATGCAGAACCTGCTGTTGATGCTGAAGTAGCTGTTGACGCTGACGTTGCACCGGCTGATGAAGAAGAACCAACACCACTAGGTGCTCCTGAGGCATTAGGCCGTGAGCGTCGCAACGCAGGCGGTATGATGGAAGGCACACATACACGTACCAATACATATCGTATTAACGGTCAAGATATGATTGAATATCTTGCCAATGAGACAGGTGCTCAAGTAGAAATGCGTGGTGATGATGTTGGTATCTTAACAGTTGATACTATTACATTTCCTAGGCTAGCAAAATTGGCTGCTGATTTAGCTCAACAAGGCAAAATCAAAGCAATTGCTGGTCCGGCAACCAGAGACATGACAGGCAGAGCAGTGCCTGTTGGTGGAAATTATATGTCTGGTCCTAGTCGCCGTGATATTGGCGAAGCAGCCAAAAAGAAAGGCAAGAAGCCAGACTTCCTGGATCTTAACAAGGATGGCAACAAGAAAGAGTCAATGAAGTCAGCTGCAGCTGACAAGAAAGCAGGTCCCAAGAAAGGCGTAAATCCTTTTGCCAAAAAGAAATAATGAAACTGATTGAATTTGAAGTAAATTCAGCCAACACACAGGAACTTGCTGCATTAAGCCAGTTTCTGCTGTCTCGTGCCGATGATCAATCTTCGTCTAAAACAATATCAATAGATGCTTTTTTAAAGTTGGCCGGCAACATGGGAATCAGTTTAACTGATTCTCAATTGCGAAACATAGCACAACAACCTCCCTTGAGTGGACTGATTGCCAACGTCACCGACAGTGAAATTTTGTTCAAAGGCACCGAAGAAGTAGCTCCCAATATGAGCGTGGACCAGGCTCGTGACACAGTCAACACCATGGCCAAACGAGCAGCAGGAAAATCTGGCCTATAATCAATGAATCTTGTGTACATCCACGGTGCCAGTGCCACCGGAGATAGTTTCAATTACATTCGGCAGCATTTAAATCATCCCAGCGAAATTGTCATTGAGTACAACAGTCAAAATGGATTTGACTGTAATTTGGATGACATGAAAAACATTATTGTCAATATCAATCATGTTGTATTTGTTTGTCACAGTCTAGGTGGCATATATGCCTTGCATTTAGCAGCAGCCTTTCCAGATCGAGTATTGGGTGCAGTTACAATGAGCACACCCTACGGCGGAGCCGAATCGGCAGATTATGCCAAATACTTTTTACCTTTTAATCGATTGTTACGCGACATCGGACCCAGCAGTGCACCAATGAAAACAGCCAGCACAATTCGAATACAACATCCGTGGTTAAATATAGTGACCACACGCGGTGATAGTCCTTGGATTATACAACCCAATGATGGAGTAGTGACCATAAACAGCATGAGGCATAGATCCGAAATGCAGCTCGAAGAATTATACATCAACCATTACGAAGTAGTAATGAGCCCAAAAACAGTTGATATCATCAAAGAGTTCGTGTATAATATTAAATAGTAATATATCCCAGGAGGACTATTGTGAAACGAATTATTCTTGCAATTACTTTATCCATTTTTATGATCGGAACTGCACAAGCCGGTGGTTACGGTCGCGGTTACAACAACAACTACAATTACAATCGTGGCTATAACAATGCCTGGGCTTGGGGCGGAGCAGCCTTTTTGGGCGGAGCCATTATTGGTGGAGCACTCACATACGGAGCAAGACCTTACTACGCACCTCCTCCGGTATACTATGCACCTCCACCGCCGGTTTATATACCACCGCCGGTATACTACGCACCTCCCAACACCTATGTGGATCCCAATCCAGCACCAGTGTTGTACTGGGATAGTATGTGTCAATGTTATAGATAATATGAATCCTGATTTAATGCGTAAATACGCCAACATTATTAACGAAGCTGCATCGGCAGTAATTGGTCCTTTTAAATTGATAATGATCAAGGACGGAATGATGCATCTTGACGGGCATGCTCCGGTTCAATTAGGATCCAACGTCAAAGACACATTAAAGCCGGGATACAACTATGCATTTGAATTGTCAGACGGAGTAGCTGCAAAAGTTATCTTAATGGTAGCAGACATTGTAGTACATACTGACACAGAAGTTTTAATGATTAAGCGCAAGAACAATCCTTATGCAGGGCATTGGGCATTACCAGGCGGCTTCATTGATCCAGGCGAAACTCCAGCGCAAGCAGCAATACGTGAGCTACAAGAAGAAGCAGGATTACATGTTGACCATGCAACCTTTGTAGGAGAGTTTCGCGAACCTGGGCGAGATCCAAGGATGGAACATACCTGGAGTTGGGCATATAGTGTACACGTAGCCGACAAAACAAAAACAACAGCAGGTGACGATGCAAGTGCAACAGCATGGATTCCTATAAACAAGTTGGGAAAGATGCAATTGGCATTTGATCATGCAGCTATTTTACAAAAGGCATTATCATGAATCCAGAATTTTTTAGAAAATATGCAGATCTTATTACCGAGGCAGAGCAGGTTGCCATTGATGACAATTGGTTTAAACAAGGGTCATTTAAAACTTTTAAAAAAGCAGCACCAGTAAAGTATCAAGTTGCACAACAGCCCGGCACAGTAAAAACATTAGAAGGTCCTGTAAAATACGCAGCTGGACATTATATTATGACCGGTCCCAAGGGAGAAAACTATCCCATTGCTCCTGAGAAGTTTGCTACTTTATATGATGACAATGGCGACGGTACAGCTACTCCTAAGAAAATTATTAAGCTGGCTAAGTTAGCAGACCACGACGGTGTGTTACACACTAGTTGGGGAGATTTGAATTACACAGCAGGAAATGATTATATTGTACGACACGGTACTGGTGATTATGGCGCAGTAAAGAAAGACATATTTGCACAGACATACGACACAGGTGGAATAAATGGCATACAGCGATAAAGTATTAGATCACTACGAGAACCCACGCAACGTTGGATCGTTTGACAAAAGTGATCCAGATGTAGCAACCGGTATGGTAGGAGCACCGGCCTGCGGTGACGTAATGAAATTACAAATAAAGGTTCTGGATGGCATTATTACGGATGCAAAGTTCAAAACATATGGTTGCGGCTCAGCGATTGCGTCGTCAAGCCTGGTTACTGAATGGGTCAAAGGAAAAACTCTCGACGAAGCAGCAACAATTAGAAATACTGACATTGCTCAAGAACTGGCTTTACCACCGGTAAAAATTCACTGTAGTATTTTAGCCGAAGACGCCATTAAAGCAGCCATTGCAAACTACAGAGAAAAGCATGATAACAATAACTGAAACTGCCGCACGTAAAATTGTCAGCAATATTGCCAAACGTGGCTCAGGAGTAGGCATTCGTGTTGGAGTCAAGACCACTGGCTGTAGCGGATTAGCTTATGTATTGGAGTACTTGGATCAAGCACCGTGTACTTGGGATTGGACAGAGTACGAAAAGGATGGAGCGCGAGTCTGGGTAACAGGAAAAGACTTGGTATACTTAAACGGTCTCACTATCGATTATACACGTCAGGGTCTCAACGAAGGATTTGACTTTCGAAACCCGCAAGAAGCTGCACGTTGCGGATGTGGAGAGAGCTTTACTATATAAAATGTATTTTCAAGACAATGAGTTATTTAAGAAATACTATTATGTAAATGCTGGAGAATTTGCACATTTATTGACCATTTATAAATCGCCGGACAAACTGCCAGGATACACAGGTAAAAAGTCTATTATTATAAATGCTGCAAATGACCCCTGGGGACTTGAGTGGATCAAAGATATTGCCATTGCTTGCAAACCTTACGGAGTAGTGTCGGCTATACTAATCAATGACAAAAAATTTGCCGACGAAAATCAAGCCTTGAATTTTAG